CGCCTGTGAGCCAGAAGGGCAAAACCTACACCACTCGTGATGTAGAAAAAATGTTCCTGAAGGTCAAGGATTTGAACATTGCGCACAAATACGACGACGCTAAAAAACTTGAAGCCGAAATCGATGCTGCGTACATGGAAGGCCGCGTAACTGCGTAATTCTGTCTACAGCAGCTAGGTTAAACCAACTTTGTTTTTAATTTAACTTTAGGAGGCCACCATGGCTGCTGTATATCCTGTTAATGCCCCGTTTAATACGAATCCTTCGTACTCCGGTGCTTTTATTCCTACCCTCTGGTCGGGCAAGCTCAATGCTAAGTTCTACCAGAACACGATGCTGTCAGAAATCGCTAACACCACTTGGGAAGGCGAACTGAAAAACCAAGGCGATACCGTTCGTATTCGTACCGCTCCGACCATCAGCATCTCTGATTATGAAGTCGGTAACAACCTGTCTTATGAAGTACCTGCCCCGATCTTCACTGACATGCAGGTCAACAAGGGTAAGTATTTCGGTGTTCAGGTATCTGATGTTCTGGGTTATCAGTCGGACATGGACTTGATGAACATGTTCACCGAAGACGCAGCTAAACAGCTGAAGATCAAGATTGAGGACGAAGTGTTCTTCAATTCGTTTGTTACTGAAGGCCCTGCTGCCGCTAACGAAGGCGGTTCTGCTGGTGCTATTTCGGCTGCATACAATCTGGGTACCGACGTTACTCCGATCGATCAGTCCAGCGCAGCAAATGTGTTGAACGCGATTCTTCGTATGTCGTCTGTTCTGGATGAGCAGAACGTGCCTGAGTCTGGCCGTTGGCTCATCATTTCTCCGTTTGATCGTCATCTGTTGATGCAGTCAAACATTGCTCAGGCTTACTTCACTGGTGACCCCCAGTCGACGATCCGTTCAGGCAAGATCGGTATGTTGGACCGCTTTACAGTCTACGTATCGAACCTACTCCCACGCGGCGCTGCTGGTAAGGCGCTGGTGTCTGGTCTGACCCCGACTGCTGATGGTGGCGCGGTTGCCAGCGCAAAAGCTCGTCGTACCATGATTGCTGGTACTAAAGACGCTGTGGCTTTCGCTATGACCGTCAACAAGACCGAGCCTCTGCGTAACCAGACTGACTTCGGCGACATCGTTCGTGGTCTGGCTGTTTATGGCCGTAAGGTCGTTAAGCCAGAAGCACTGGTTCTCGCACAAGTCGGTTCCGCAACCTAATTCAAGGGGCTTCGGCCCCTTGTTTTTGTATTTTATTAGGAGAAATGATATGTCTACTCAATTCAGCCGTATGATCGGCGGTGTTGCTTCTGCTACTGCTGGTACTACCCAAACCCAAGCTGGTGCTACTGCACTGACTGGCGCGGTAAATCTCGTCACCACTGGCAATGCGAATGATGGTGTTGCCCTGCCATCTGATCGTACTTCTGGTGATGTCGTTTTTGTTGTTAATTTGTCAAACGCTGCCCTGAAAGTGTACCCGTCTTCCGGCGGCGCTTTGAATGGCGGTTCTGCTGATGCAGCTATTACCATGCGCGCACGTACTACTGCTGTATGTGTTAGCACGACTGGTGATAACTGGGGTGTCGCATTCGACACTGACACTATCGCCTAATAGCAATAGCCTTGCCCACCCTTCGGGGTGGGTTTTTCTATAGGAGACTTTATGAATGTTTACGAGTTAACGGAAAAACTTGGTGGTGAAATCGTCCGTGGTCGCGCCCGTATTCGCGTAGGTGCTGACTACACCATCATAGGTCAGCTTAACGGCGACAATATGGAATATACCGAGGCAGGTCGCTTGTTGGCCGCTGAGCAAACTGAAGATAATAAGTCTAAGCGTGGTAGACCCCCAAAAGCTGCCGTAGTAGAATCCGAGCAAGCTGTAGAACCAATTACAGTGGAAACAGTAAGCGAAGAAGTTCCTTCTCCAACTGTAGAGACTGCGGTACCGCAGGACCTATTCGAATAATGAGAACGCCATGTCCACAGTAAAAGTTGTTGATCTCATATCACGAGCGCATACTATTCTGTTGGATACTAGTGCTGTTCGTTGGACAGCATTGGAGCTTCAGGGGTGGCTTAATGATGCGTATAAAGAAATCGTTACGCTACACCCTGACGCAAACACACAAACTGCCACATTTACTTGTTCTGCTGGCTACAGGCAAGACATAAGTGCTACATATCCAGACGCTTACTTACTTTTAGAAGTTATAGTAAATAAAGCTGCTACATCCAAAAAGAAGCCTATACAACTCGTTTCCCGCAAGAGCATGGACACCATGCGTCCCGGCTGGTACACCGAGACTTCGTCTGTAAACATAGAGAAGTACATGTATGACGGACGTACTCCGAAAGAATTCCTTGTGTACCCACCTGCCACTACACTAGCGCAGCTGGAAATTATGTACGCAACAGTGCCTGCGCCACATACGTTGACCGAACAGCAATTGATGAATCCGGCTACAGCCGAGACAATTCGTCTTGATGTTATCTACTCGAATCCGTTGCTTAACTATATTTTATTTAGGGCGTACAACAAAGACGCCGAGCAAGCTGGCAATGCGGAACGCGCTGCTGCTTATTATCAAGCCATGGTCGCGTCATTGAACTTCAAAGTTCAGAGTGACGAGTCCGTACAACCGGGGACTGGCTAATGTCTACTGTACTCTGGGACGATGTCCTGCCGTTAATTACTCCGGAGGTTCCTACATGCCCGGAAGCTACGATCAAGGAGTATCTTCCTATCGTAGCATCTAACTTTTTTGCTAGAACTCATTTGTGGCGTGTGAATATTGATGGGTACTCCACCATCATCGATGAGCCGGTGTACAACATTTGCGCTCCATATTTTGACTCCGTTGTTGAGTCTGTCCAGTGGATTACAGTAGATGATAAGAAGCTTACTCACACTGATGAGCGTCTTGTAAATCCTGAGTATCTGGACAGAACTGGCCAACCAACACATTTCTGGGTCAAAGACGACACTTCGATTCGTCTATTTTACATACCTGACCATGTGTGGACTGTTAAAGGTGAAGTAGTTCTAAAGCCTAAACGTACAGCCCGTGGCATTCCGGGATGGGTCTACGAGACTTGGATAGACGAAATTGTGAGTGGCACTTTGTACCGCCTGTGTAAGCTGCAAAACAAGGATTGGTCCAACCCGGAGTTTGCTGCACTTCATAAGAATCTTTACGAACAAGGCGTAACAGACGCCCGTATCCGCGACTTGCGTGGTGTACATATGCAAGTTCGTATGCGTAGCTTTTAAGGAAAAGTCATGTCCGCTGGTATCTACGACATCTACATTGAGCAGGGCGCGACCTTCCAAAAGATTATTACGTGGAAGGATTCCAGTGGCACAGCCATTAACCTTACCGGCTACATCGCTCGTATGCAGTTTAGGTCGCAGCCTTCCTCCGACACAGTGCTTTTTGAAGCTACTACGGAAAATGGCAGGATTGCTTTAGGTGGTGCTGCTGGTACTGTGACGATAACAATCACTGCTACGCTAACGGCGGGTTTTGACTTTGGCTGCGCTGTATATGACCTAGAACTACAGAGTTCTTCACAAAGCGGCGCAGTAGTTACTCGTCTTCTTGAGGGCTCGGTCAACGTGTCCAAAGAGGTGACGCGATGATTGTGCAAATTGTCTCAGACACCCAGATAGTCGTAACACAAGAGACTGCGCAACCGCAAATTATTGACGTTGCTGCTGTCGGCCCACAGGGTGTTCAAGGTCCTACAGGTCCTCAAGGTACAGGGATTACATTTAAAGGTTCTGTAGCCACTGTTGGTGATTTACCATCTTCAGGTAACACCGTAGGTGATGCTTACAGTGTGAATTTCGACGGACATCTTTATGTATGGAACGGCTCTATCTGGAATGATGTTGGTCAATTAGTTGGCCCTACTGGACCAACTGGTGCTCAGGGTGTAGCTGGACCAACTGGTCCTACGGGTATTCAGGGTGGCGTCGGTCCTACAGGTACTCAGGGTGTAGCTGGACCAACTGGTCCAACAGGTATTCAGGGTAGCGTCGGTCCTACAGGTACTCAGGGTGTAGCTGGACCAACTGGTCCTACAGGTATTACTGGTCCAACAGGTACTCAAGGTAATCCGGGTGAAAATGGACCAACTGGTCCAACAGGTGCACAAGGTAATCCGGGTACAGGGATTACATTTAAAGGTTCTGTAGCCACTGTTGGTGATTTACCATCTTCAGGTAATGTTATCGGTGACGGCTATATTGTGAACTCCGATGGCCATCTTTATGTATGGAACGGCTCTATCTGGAATGATGTTGGTCAATTAGTTGGTCCTACTGGACCAACTGGTGCTCAGGGTGTAGCTGGACCAACTGGTGCTCAGGGTGTAGCTGGACCAACTGGACCAACAGGTATTCAAGGTGACGTCGGTCCTACTGGACCAACTGGTGCTCAGGGTGTAGCTGGACCAACTGGACCAACAGGTATTCAAGGTGACGTCGGTCCTACTGGTCCTACCGGTATTCAGGGTGACGTCGGTATTACTGGACCAACTGGACCAACTGGTGCTCAGGGTGTAGCTGGACCAACTGGTCCTACCGGTATTCAGGGTGACGTCGGTATTACTGGACCAACTGGACCAACTGGTGCTCAGGGTGTAGCTGGACCAACTGGTCCTACCGGTACTCAGGGTATTCAGGGTGACGTCGGCCCAACCGGTGCCGTGGGCCCAACTGGTCCTGCCGGTTCTGGTTCTGGTGATGTAGTTGGTCCCGCTTCTGCTACTGACAACGCACTCACTAGGTTTGACGGCACTACGGGCAAGTTAATACAAAATTCTACAGTTACTCTAAATGACGATGGGAATTTTGATAATGTTAATGGGATCACATTTGATACTACTCCAACTAACGCACCAACTGCTGTTGGATCAATATATTGGGATACTGGGGATGGCACTCCATCCGTTGTCCTTGACACAGACGTTTCTTTGCAACTTGGTCAAGAGAACGTAGCCAGAGTTTACAACGGTACTGGTTCCACAATAGCTAAAGGAAAAGTTGTAGCCGTAAGTGGGGCGCAAGGACAAAGACCATCTGTAGTACTCGCTGACGCAGATAGCGAACCGTATAGTGCAGCAACACTAGGCATTGCAGCAGAAGATATTGCAAATGGTGCGGAAGGATTTATCTGCACTTTTGGATTGGTTCGCGGCATTGATACAAGCGCGTTTACCGATGGAAATCCAATATGGTTATCACAGACTGCTGGTGAATTTACTACCGCAAAACCAGCTGCTCCTGCGCATTTAGTGTTTCTTGGTTGGGTAGTAAAAGTCAATGCGTCTAGTGGTGAAGTATTTGTTCATATCAGTAATGGATGGGAACTTGACGAACTGCACAATGTTTTAATTACATCACCACAAAGCGGGAATTCTTTAATTTACGACGCTGTAGCTGGTGTATGGAAAAATGCAAATTTAACTGATGGCACAGGTATTAGTATCACCGAAGGTGCAGGATCAATTACAGTTAATCTAGCATCAGAGTATGGCGATACGCTTAATCCTTACGCAAGTAAAACCGCAAATTATTTTCTAGCCTCACCTAATGGAACTTCTGGTGTTCCATCTTTCCGTGCTCTTGTGGCAGCTGATGTACCTACACTAAATCAGAACACTACAGGAACCGCTGCCAATGTTACGGGAATAGTAGCGGTTGCAAATGGTGGTACAGGTTTATCGTCAGGAACATCCGGCGGTATTCCTTATTTTTCAGCTACAAACGAAATTACAAGTAGCGCTGCGTTGGCGGCGAACGCTTTGGTAGTAGGTGGCGGCGCTGGGGTGGCTCCTACTACGATAACGACAGGGACTGGAGTAGTTACTGCGCTGGGTAATACCACCAATACCGATAATGGACTTGTGACAGGTAGCGGTACGGTGACGTTTTCAAACAAACGTATTGACTCCAGAGTTTCTTCTTCGGCTAGTCCGGCGTCACTAACTCCAGATATATCGGCTTTTGACCAATATAATGTAACAGCGTTAGCTAATGCGTTAGCTATAAACGCCCCAATTGGAACGCCTGTAGATGGAAATAAACTTTTGATTAGACTTTTGGATAACGGAACTACAAGAGCACTTACGTGGAATGGTACGTACACTGTAATAGGTTCAGTTTTGCCAACTTCTACAACAGCTGGTAAAACGACTTATGTGGGTTGTATTTACAACGCCAACAATACTAGATGGGATGTTGTTGCTGTCACTACTCAAGTATAACAAGGAGATTATATGGTTATTGTTTTTTCTTTTGATACTAAGTATGGAACATTTCGTGATGCTTTACATTTGCCAGATGACCACACATTTACTGATGGCGAGATAGAAGCAATGAAACAGCAGCGGCTAGACAATTGGATAGCGCTCATTGAGGCTCCAATAGTAGTGCCAGAAGACCAAACTACATAGGTGTAATACATGGCGGATCGTTATTGGAGAGGTGGCTCTGGTACGTGGAACACTACTACAAACTGGAGCACGACTTCTGGTGGGACAGGCGGCGCATCAGTGCCGACGGCCACAGATAGGGCTATTTTTGACGCTAACTCAAATGTAGGCACAGGTTCATTTACTGTGTCTTTATCCGCTAATATCGCCGTAGGTGAGGTACTTATAGGTGATACAGCCCTTGATGGGGCTATGGCGTTATCTCTTAGCTCATTTACACTTACTATTCGAGGTAGTTGGAGTAATCCAGCAACAAATTTTTCAATAGTTTCTACTACCGGGGGTATTACATTTAATTCTACTGGAACTTTAACAATAACTACTAATGGCTATACTTTCCCATGCCTCGTTACTTTTGCTTCAGGATTTAATGTAAACTCACATAAGTTATCTGACGCGTTTACAATTTCCAACACATGTACATTAACTTCTGGCAATATTGATTTAAACGGATTTTCTCTTACTTGTCTCATATTTAGTAGTTCAAACACAAATGAACGGTCAATTACTTTTGGCTCAAGTAATATATTTATAACTTCTACTACAGCGGCGACTACTGTATTAAGTATGGGGACCCTTACAAATTTTTCCTACACGGGATCGGGGGGGTTTTCTAGAAATCAAGTAGCAACTGCTACTGTTATAGCAGGCAGTACAGGAGGAACAGCGGCTAGAGCACCTAATATTTTTATTACAGGTGGTTCTGCACAATTAACTTTGTCTAGTGGATCGTATTTCAAAAAACTAGATTTTACTGGTAGTTCTTGTGCTGTGGTCAATTCTGCTGGTACTTCTGTTCTTGTTAGTGGGGATGTAATATTATCTTCGACAGGAACGTACACGGCCTTGGAGATCACATTTAATGGTTCCAGCACAGTTACAAGTAATGGTAAGACACTTCAAGATATTATAGTAAACGCAGCAGGTATTACTGTTTCTCTTGCAGATGCCTTTTCTTGTGCAGCATTCAGTCTAAACCAAGGAACTTTTAATACTAATGGTTTTAATGTAACTGCTACCACGTTTGACTTATCCACAACTGTGGCTAGAACTTTAACGCTGGGGTCAAGTACCGTTTCAATTACCGGCGCTACTACTACTGCGTGGGACGCTACAACAACAACTAACCTTACTTTTAACGCAGGTACATCTACAATATCTTTGACCAGTACAAGTGCTAAGACGTTTGTTGGTGGGGGACTTACATACTGGAACTTAAACCAAGGTGGAACAGGCGCATTGACCATAACTGGCTCAAACACTTTTAATAACATCACCAATACTGCGCAACCAGCCACTATTATATTTCCTGCAAGTACAACCCAAACTGTCTCTGAGTTTACAGCTTCAGGTGTAGATGGTGCTTTAGTTACATTACAGAGCAGCGTATCCGGAACGCAGTTCACGCTTTCAAAGGCATCAGGGGTAGTAGCGGTACAGCACATGGCTATTAGCGACTCTAATGCTACAGGGGGTGCCACATGGAATGCGACAGACAGCGCAAACCTTGGGAATAACACAGGCTGGAATATTACATTAGGACCGCCTAAATATTGGGTTGGTGGCACTGCTTCTTGGGATGGAACTGCGGACACAAAATGGTCATTAAGTTCGGGCGGTGCAGGTGGGGCAGGAATTCCAACAGCGGCTAATCCTGTTGTGTTTGATGCCGCTTCCGGAGCGGTTACTTGCACTTATGCCGTGGCTATTACTATTGATTCACTAAACTGCACCGGATTTACAGGGACGCTTACCGGTACGGTTGCCATGACAGTAAATGGCAGCTTCATACTCGGCTCTGGTATGACGTACTCTCGTACAGGCACTACCACTATAACTGGAACAGGGTTTTTAACTTCCGCTGGTAAGAATATTAGTACGCTTGTTATGGACGTACCGGGAGGTATAGTTACGCTTGGGGATGCGTTTAATGCGGCAGGAAGTGCAGCTTTCACGTTAACTAGCGGCACACTCGACCTTAATAACTTTTCCCTGTCCGCAGGCACTTTTCTTTCGGATAATTCAAATGTCCGATCAATATCTTTCGGAACAACAGGGGATATTCTTGTAAGAACCACGGGTGTAAATCAGATCGTACTGAGTATGGCTACAGCCACAAATTTCACTTTTACTGGAACTTCAAGTATCAGCGCACCAATGACGGTAACTCGTTCGTTTCATTTTGGGCAGACCGCAGGGGCCACGGACTCGAATAGATTAAACATCAACATAGTGTCAGGGACTAATAATCCGGGTTTTACAGGTTCTTTTAGAAATGTAAATTTCACAGGCTACACTGGTACGCCAAGCTTAGCTACGATAACGTGCCACGGGTTTACGTTATCTTCTGGGGGATCATTTACCTCTCTTAGTTTTACAATGGTTGGTAGTGGGAGTATAAATTTTGTTGGTAAATCAACAGGAACGATTAATATCTCAGGAACAGGTATTACTACGACACTTGCCAGTGCTGGGTCTCTTATTACCACAGGCGGGACCACCCTAACACTGACAAACGGAACACTAGACCTTGCGGGATTTACACTGACTGCGTTTACAGCAATTACTGCGGCAGGTACAAAAAATCTTACATTTAATGGTGGTACGCTGATACTAAGCGGCACTACTACAAGCGCATGGAATAACGCACAGCCTACTGGTTTTACTACCACTGCGGGTACAGGTACTGGTGTTATATCCCTGACTGCCGCTACTGCAAAGACCTTTACAGGTGGTGGCTCTGTTTACAACTGCACACTAAATCAAGGTGGGGCTGGGGCATTAACCATTACAGGCTCTAATACGTTTGATAACATAACTAATACAACGCAACCTGCTACGGTAACATTTACAAGTGGTACGACCACTACTTTCTTATCTAATTTTTCTTTGTCGGGCACAGCAGGTAACCTAATTACAATCGGACCGAGTTCCACGACTAACTATACTTTAACTAAATCAAGTGGAGTAGTGTCTGTTTCATTTTGTTCTATTTCAAGATCAAACGCCACTGGTGGTGCTACTTGGCTAGCGTATACAGCAAGTGGAAATGTAAACGGTGGTAATAACACTGGGTGGATATTTACCGCCCCTGCTAATACTAGCTTTTTTGACTTTTTCTTATAAGCTAATGTGGACCCACTAACCCTTCTCGCAGCGGCCAATGCGGCAGTTGCCGCAGTTAAGAAGGGTTGTCAATTATATAAGGATATTAAGGGCGCAGCGGGGGAAGTTAAGGATGTACTGGATGACCTGAAGTCGCAGTTTCAGAAGATACCGAATCCGACGAATGCTCAGAAGATTCAGTACAACGAAGAAGTGGCAAGGGTGCAGGAGATTGCCAAGTCCGACCCGAACGATGTGTTTCTAAACATCGGGAACGATCTAGGCGCATTGATGGATGCCTATGACGCTATCGGTAAAGCATTCATCCAACAGGAAGCAGAAGCAAAAACTGTCTATACCGGCACAGATTCTATTGGCAAACGGGCATTAAATCGCGTTATTATACGAGCAAGACTCGACGCAATGTTGGCAGAACTGCGCGAGACAATGGTCTACAAAGCACCGCCAGAACTGGGCGATTTGTGGACAAAGTATGAAAAGATGTGGAAGCAGATTGTTGTTGAACAAGAAGAAGCACACAGGAAAGAGTTGCAGCGTTTGCAAATAGAACGTCTGAATAGACGCAGAATTGTAAGGATGCGCTGGGAGTATGCAACATGGTTTGGGGCAATCTTTTTCGTCGTCGTGTGGCTCCTCGCCGTCCTGCACCTTCTAAGGGAGAGTCTGACGTATCGCTTATTGTCGTCTTATGTGTGGCGATAATGGCGCTGACATTTGTAGTTGTCATTCCCGTAATGGGGGTTATGTACATGGACCTTAGCAATGCGAGACTCGCCGTCGAGATGGAAATTAAGGCTATGCGAGAGTTGCGCAAAAAGATGATCGCTGATTACATGAGAGGTGAACCGTGATAACGCTTCAACAGTTCAGACAGCTAGTTCCCAACACCAAATACCCGCAGCAATGGTACGACACCCTGTTCGGCAAACAAACCGAGTTGGGCGGTAAAACCCTGCTTGACGAATACCAGATCAATACACCCAAGCGCATCGCCGCATTCATGGCCCAGTGTGGACACGAGTCAGGGGGTTTTGTATTCCTGACCGAGAATCTGAACTACAGTGCCGCAGGTCTAATGAAGACCTTTGCCAAATACTTCCCCACCCAAGAACTCGCCAACGCTTACGCTCGTCAGCCTGACAAGATCGCCAACCGCGTCTATGCAAATCGTATGGGAAATGGCTCAGAGGAGTCTGCCGAGGGCAGTCTCTACAAGGGCAGGGGTCTAATCCAAGTTACTGGCAAGGATAACTATTTTTGGTTTGCTTCATCCCTGAACATCACACCGCAAGAGGCGGCTGAGTACATGCAGACCTTCGAAGGTGCGGCGCAGAGTGCTTGTTGGTATTGGGAGAACACGAGCTTAAACAAGCTGGCCGACGCTGGCGATATCTTGACCATGACTAAGCGGATTAACGGAGGAACCATTGGACTCGAAGACCGTAAGAAACATTACGAGCACGCTCTTCATGTGCTTGGCGCTTAGTGCGTGTGATCGATACCGTTACCCGTGCCAAGACCCAGAAAACTGGGAAACCAAGGAATGCAAGAAGCCGTACTGTACCGCCACTGGCACATGCCCAGACCAATTGATGAAACCGGAGGACATGAAAGATGAACCCCCTAAAGTTGATAAGCCAGTTTCTTGCGCTGACGCAGGAGCAGCACGATGCAGTAATTAAGTTCTGTATTGCGCTTACTTTCTGCTGCACTGTAATCATCATGGTGGGGGTGTCGCTTTATTCTGTGGTGTTCGTCACACAACCCATGAACGGCATGGCCCCGGCAGATAAGCAGTTCTTCCTGATCTTGTCTGATATGTCCAAGTACATCCTTGGGTCGTTGGCCACCCTTCTGGCTGTCAAGGGTAAGGATGCGCTGCCTCAGTTTGTGCCACCGAACCTGAGCACCGAGAAAGAACGCTCAGATACTTCGCCGACTAAACCTAGCCCAACTCCTGCGCCTATCTCTACCCCAGCGCAGCGTACAGCCCCAATAGTCGATGCCGCAGCCACTACAGGCTATGGCGGAAAACCAGCCCCAGTCCAACCACCTCATCCGGAGAGAGACGAATGAAAAAGCTACTGATAACTTTACTGGCCTTGACTGTTAACCTAGCTGTGGCTCAGGAGACTAAGAAGGTCTGTAATAAACAGAAAGACAACAAGGGGAAAGAGGTTCAAGTGTGCAAGGACGTAAAGATACACAAGAAACTCGATGGTACGGCGGTGCCTACTAAGAAATGAACCCCTACTTCCTACTAGGCGCTGTTCTCGCCGTTGGCATTGCTGGCGGCGTTGGGTACTGGCGTGGGGATGAAGCGGGGCAAGCCAAAGTCCAGCAGCAGTGGGATCAGGAGAAGGCTCGTCTCGCCGAGGAATATGCTAAGAATCTGGCAGAACAGCGGGAAAAGGAGCGCCTAGCGCAAGCCGCCGCCGACAAAACAAGGGAGCAAAAAGACCGTGAGATACGTGAAGCTAACGCTCGTAACACCGCTCTTCTTAACAGCCTGCGCGACCGCCCCGAGCGCCCCAAGGACGGTGGAGTGTCCCAGAATACCGGAACTTGTAGTGCAGCCACCGGAGCGCAATTGGCAAGGGGAGATGGAGAATTTCTTGCAAGGTACGCTGCCGACGCAGCCAGACTCCAAGCCGAACTCAGCGCCTGCGTCAGACAATACCAAGAAGTAAAAAAATTACTCAACAAGGAGGACAAGTGAAGATTGCTGTTTACGCAATATCTAAGAACGAAGAACAGTTTGTCGATCGCTTTTGCGCGTCTGCTGCTGATGCTGATTTAATTTTGATCGCAGATACCGGCTCTACCGACGACACGGTTAAGAAGGCGAAGAAGTTTCCGAACGTGATAGTACATAACATTTGCGTTCGCCCTTGGCGTTTCGATATCGCTCGTGACACAGCGTTGACGCTGATCCCCGGTGATTATGATATTTGCGTGAGTCTTGACTTGGACGAGGTGCTAGAACTCGGCTGGCGGCGGGAGATTGAGCGGGTATGGAAAGAGAACACCACCCGGCTGCGCTACAAGTTTGACTGGGGCTGTGGCATTAGTTTCTTTTATGAAAAGATTCACCATCGGCATGGCTACCACTGGCACCATCCGGTTCATGAGTATCCTCGCCCAGACGGTCGCATACAGGAAGTTTATGCTTACACAGATATGTTATTGGTGTCGCACCACCCAGACCCTACCAAGAGTCGTGGGCAGTATCTGGACTTGCTACGCCTTGCCGTCAAGGAAGACCCGCGCTGCCCCCGCAATGCGTTCTATTTTGCCCGTGAGCTGACGTTCTACCGCAAGTGGGGGGAGGCTGCTGTAGCCCTGCTGAAGTACTTAGATAACCCCGAGGCTACGTGGCCAAACGAGCGGTGCTATGCGATGCGTTTACTGGGCAAAGCTTACGACGCTCTTCAGCAACCAGACGAGGCTTTGGAGTGGTATAAGAAGGCATGTTCCGAGGCACCCAGCACTCGTGAGCCTTGGCATGACTTAGCATTAGCGCAACATAATATTAAGGATTGGGCAGCGTGTTTGACCGCTGCTGAAAAGGGCTTGACCATAAAGGATAAGCAGCTGGTCTATACCTGCGATCCACGCGTGTGGGAAGAGCCACTTTACGACCTTGCCGCAGTATCAGCTTGGCACCTTGGGTTCAAGAAGGAAGCTCTTGCATATTGCGAAA